TCAGCATTCTTCTTCATGCTCTCGCCAAAGCCCTCAACAAACCCTGCGCCAAATGCCCCTGAAATAGCCATTACATTTGCTCCTTCGCCATAATACCTTGTTCAGGTGCCGTTGTTTCTGTATCTGATGCCATTTCTTCTTCTTGTGGCTCATTCATCAGCATCTCTGCTACGTCTGCTTCGATCATGTCACCTTTATCTTTAGGCGCACCGCTTAACTTAGATTGTACACCTAGCTTTGCAGCAATACGTTGCTGACGTTTTATACGTGCCATCTCTTCTTTATCGTCATAATCTGACATATACTCTTTGTAATCAATACCAGCTACGTCACCTAAAGATTTTATTTGCATATGCATCACAGGCTTTAGCAACATCTTTACATCTACAGAGTGGATACCATTCATAATAGCAGAGGTTAAAAGAGTGTCTGCTATAATCTCAACAGGCACACCTATGTCCATCATGTCAATTACGTTGTCTGTAACTTTTTCGTCAGTAAGCTGCTCCATATGATACTCTAAAGCGTCCATAGGATCGGCATGTAGAGGCGGCTGCTCCCAAGGATAGTTTCCGGGTTCTGTTGTAAGAGATTCGCCGGGTATAGGCGCATTAAACATATCTGGCATTGTAATATCCTATTTAGTAAATCCTGCACCAAAGTACAAACCGACAATGGCTGATACGATGTGCGTGTCTAGTGGGGTGATAACAAAGCCTTGGGCATACTTCCATTTAACGACTTCTTCACCCGGTCCAAAGATAAAGTCAAAGAAACCTGTTTGGATTTCTGTGTAGCCTACATATACACCTACCTCTGGGTAGAATACTGCGACTAGTTTTGGTAATACAATAATAGCAAATACAGCAGACAATGCAATAAGTCTTCGCGTCCAAGCGAAATGTTTATCGTTCTTACCTGCTTCACGTGCTTGCTGTACGAACCCTGCGTTAGCGTTAGCACGTTCCATAAGCATTTTCTGCTCTGCTTGTCTGGCCTTTATACTCTGGCCCCATATGCTCATGACTCCACCTAATACGGTAGAGCCTAGCATTGTGATTAGTTCGAGTGGTAATCCTAGCATTAGTTACCTGCCTGTCTAAGTAGGTTCGTAACAGTAGTAGCTCTTCGTCCTACCTGTCGTGCGTATGCAGAAGACGCTAAGTTATCTGCTGCTGCATCCCAGTCTCCGTTGTTTAACTGTGTACGTAGGTTTGCCCACTCATAACTGCCATTAGCTTTCTTCTTGTTGTAGAAGTCACCCATGTTAAAGGTTAAGTCTAGTATAGCACGTTTACCTTCGTCGCTCATGTCATCGTAGAATGGGTATCTTTCAGCAATAGCTTTATGTTCTTCCAAGTCTTCATCAAACAAGTCTGCGACTTCAGACTCAGGCATTGGGTTCTGCGCTGAATACTGAGAGTAACCGCTATCAGCTAATGCTTTATCACTACCATTACCTATTAAGTGTCCAATACCTATAGTCCAAAGGCCACGGCTGTCTTTGTAAGGATAGTTTACCTGACCTTCATGATGTGCGATCTGACGCTGTACAGTAGTATCTAAGTCTGCTTCAGCACCTGATAAGCTGTCTAGCGTAGATTGATCTAGTTCTCCTGTTACCTCTAAGCCGTTTTGCTCTTGGTATCTAGTAACAGCACTAGATGTGTTTGGTCCTGCAATACCGTCAACAGTACCTACCTCAACATAACCTAAGTCAAACAGTTTTTGCTGCGCCTCAGATGTTCCTGTTATAGGTGTTGTTGTAGTTTCTTCAGCTACTGCAGGTGTCTCTGCCTCTGGTGCAGGTGCAGGACGTGACATCAAGCCTTGCTGATCTGCTGCCTCTGCTGCAGGTGATACATCAACAACACCATCGTTGTCAGAACGTACATATCGAATGTTGCTAAGACGTGACTCTAATGAAGCCTCTTCATCCATAGGTGGAAGCTCTTCTGTTGTAACCTCAGACTGTTCTGGAATAGGGAAGTCACCCTGTTGCTCCAACCATTTAGGTTTATCAGATAGTGATTCTGTAATACCCCAGTCTTTACGGTATGATCTAGCTTGTTCAATACCTTCCAGTAAGCTCTGCTGATAATCAGGGGATAAACCTGTAGTGTCTACACCCATACCAGATAGCTCTTCCTGAACACGCTTAACGTTCTCTTGTGTCTTCTGACGTGTGTATCCACTTAGCCAAGCCCACCACGAAGCAGCATCCATTTTGTCACCTTTTGGTGGCTTCATAACACCTTCGCTATCAGCTTTTATTGCTGTATTCATTTGAGACAAGTTATCTAGATCATTAACCATGACCTTTGTATCATTATATTGTGAACCAAAGATTCCAGCCATTACAATTATTCCTACCTTCACGATAAACCAAATATCTTTTTCAAACCAAGCTCTACAACAGTATTAGCGATAGTACCCCAGCCTTTACCTTTAGCTGTATCTACCTGCGCCTGTATCTCTGCTTCTGACATGGCGTTACGCATACCTTGTAGCACAACCTCTAAATCACGTTCAGCCTGTGATTCACCTGCTCTAAATGCGTAGCTGATTGTATCACGTTCCATCTGTACAGCAGCATTGTAGGCTGTCTCTGTCATCTTACTCGCTTGGATAGCTGCATCACGGTTCATCTGATTCTGTGCTGCAGTCTCTGCTGTAGTAATAGATTGGAACCATTGTGCGTTAGCTTGTGCGATTACAAGTTGGTTACTAGCATTAAACTGCTCACGTGCTGCTTGTTGTGTAGCGTTAAACTGTGAGATAGCGTTTGCTTCACCAGCGTTAAAGCGATTGATCTGATTAGATTGTTCTGTGTTGAAACGCTCTACTTGGCTAGATAGGTTAGCAAAGAATTGATCTGTCTGGTTCTGAGATGAAGCGTTAAACTGACGTGCAGCATTCTCTGCAGCCGCATCAGATAGCAACGTACTAGTCATCTGTTGTGCTTTAAAGATAGCAGTTTGTTGCTTGTTATCTAGGTTAGCCATATCCATCTGCAAGAACGCTTTAGCGTTTTGTACTTGTGCTTGCTGACGGTTATTCAAGTTAGTTATATCCATCTGAGCCATAGTAGCAGCATCTGCCATTACTTTAGCTTGGCGGTTAGATAGGTTTGCTAAGTTCATGGTTTGAGCCATTTTAGCATTCTCTAGAGCTACCTGCTGTTCAGCAGTAAAGTTCATGTTAGCAATTTCGCTAATCTTTGCAGCGTTACGAACCTTAGTTTCAAACTCTTGGTTAAATTCCATATTAAGGAATGAAGCACGTTGCTTGGCTGATTCAATAGCGACTTGCTGTTTGTTAGCTGCATCCATCTGTGCAATAGGTAATGCAGACTCCATAGCAGCTTGTACAACAGCCATACCTGCCATAGATGATGCAGATAGGCCACGTGCAGCCATCTGTGCATTAGCGGCTCTCATAGCCCCTGCAGCCCACGCAGGTGTAGCACCACCTTGGAAGTCCTGCATAAGGGTGTCTAGTTCATCTTTAACTGATGCAGCTTCTAGAGAGTCTGTACCATAAATGTCTTGTACTTTCTGCTGATCTACAGTAGTACCAGAAATCATCTCTCCAGTTTCTACCTGACGTGTTGGCGCATCTTGTACCTGCGCTGCTTGCCCTTGTGCAGCTTGTAGTCCCAGTTGTGATATCTGCGTAGGGTCACCTTGTGCAGCTTGTACTTGAGCATCTGCGCTTACCGTACCTTGTGCTGCCTGTGTCTGGTCCATTACTTGCTGTACACCTTGTTCAGCAGTAGCAGCAGTAGTTGTAGCAGCAGGAGTTACAGTAGGTGCAGCAGCGGGTGTAGCAGAGGCAGCGGTTGTAGCTGTAGCCTGTGGAGCAGCACCAGCCTGACCTGTACCTGCAGCAATAGTACCTTCAGCTTTATCTTCATCACTAACGGTAGCTACTGTACCTTTAGTTACCATACTCGTAGGATCGCTTGTAGCACCCGCTTGCATCTCTGCTAGTGATTTAGTGTCGGTAGCTGTCATAGCAGCAGAAGCATTCTGTACTTCTGATGAGGCAGCAGTAACAGCAGCCTGTGCTTTACCTACAGCATCTACAAGAGATTTATCGTTTGGGTTAGCTGCTAGGTCTTGTTGTGCTTTAGTTAAGGCAGCTTGAGCATCAGAATATTTCTGTTGTGCTGCGTCTAGAGTAGCTTGACCACCAGAGGCAAAACCTTTACGTTTAACCATGCCACCGTATGCCATACCAATACGTTTCTGAGCAGTCTCAGCCATCTTACCTACACGTGCAGCAGCAGCAGGGTTAGCAGCTAAGTATTTAGCTTGTTCATCACCTTGCATACCTTGCATCTCAGGTATAATCTTACCCATCTGTTCTGGGGTGAACCCTGCAAATCGTTTAGCCATAATTATTTATTCCCTATTTGCATCCACACAGATGCTGCTATGAATGATAGCAATGCTACTGTTGATATTCTTACTACTGTTTGCCAAATGCTTTTCTTTGTATCGCGGTATGCTTCGAGTAAAGTACGCATCTCAAGTAAGTCTTTATGTGCGTCATCATCTTGCAAGCCTAGAGACTTTAGTGCCTCTTTAGCACCACGCCTAGCTGCACGATCAAGCATAGCCTCTAGCTCTTCTGGTGTCAAGTTGATAGACATTATGCACTACCAGCAGCCGTAACATCACCCTCTACCTCAAGCGCACCTGCAGAAGAGAGTTTAAACCTGTCTACACCGTTATACTTAAACTTTAGGTCTGTACCAGACTGATAAATAACCCAACCTGAACCGTCACCACCACCAAGATCAACTTCGTCTGCATCTACTGTACCAACGTCAATGTCGCCAGAACCATCACCTGCTACTGCTGAGTCTACATATGCTTTTACAGACTGCTGTGTAGGTATAAGAGTTGCGCTGTTAGATACCATATCATCTTCATCAGCGAAACCTGTAATGGTTGTAGTGCCATCAGTTAAACCTGTGCCAAACTGAATAGTAGTACCTGTTACTGCTGCAGGTGTAGTACCACCAATAATACCATCAACGTTACCTGTAACATTACCCGTTAGATTACCTGTTACATCACCTGTCAAATCTCCAGTTACGTTACCAGTTACATTGCCTGTTACGTCACCTGTTAGATTACCTGTTACATCACCTGTTACAGCCCCTGTAAGATCACCAGTTACATTGCCTGTTACGTCACCTGTTACATTGCCTGTTAGATTACCTGTTACGTCACCTGTTAGATTACCTGTTACGTTACCTGTCAAAGCACCAGTAACATCACCAGTAACATTACCTGTAACATTACCTGTAACATTACCTGTCAGGTCACCAGTAACATCACCAGTAACATTACCTGTTACATCACCAGTTAAGTCACCCGTTACATTACCCGTAACGTTACCTGTTAAATCTCCTGTGACATCTCCTGTTACGTTGCCAGTAACATTACCTGTTACGTCACCCGTCAAATCGCCTGTCACACCACCTGTAGCAACGACAGCACCTGTTAATGTAGATGCGCCTGTTACCTCAAGTGTACCAGCAATAGATGTGTTACCTGTGGCTGCAGCAATAGTAACTTTATTCGTGTTAATATCAAAGTCACCATCAATGCCAACTGCACCTGTGACATCAAACGTACCTGCAACAGTACCGTTCTCGTCTACAGTAAGGTTATCTACATTAGCAGTACCGTCTAGCCACAAGTTATTCCACTCTTGTGTAGATGAACCTAAGTTATAACCTGATGCTTCTGGTTTTAAGTCACTATCAATATCAGCTTGGAAGTCTACAGTATCTGTAGCAGCATCACCAAAAGTTAGGTTACCTGAAATAGTAGCATCACCAGTTACAGTAAGATCACCACCAATAGATACATTTCTAGTTACAGATATATCCTGTCCAACAAGAACGTCTGTACCAAAGTAACCATTACGCCATTGTAGTGTACTCTTACCACTATCAATAAGGTTGTTGTTCTTTGGGAACACAGCATTACTTGTAACCTCTAGCTCTTGACTAGGGCCAATACTTTCAATAGGCGCACCACCACCTGCAGTACCATCATGTGTGTGTCCTGTGGATGCGTTAAAAGCACCTTCGATTGCATCATATTCATCGTTGAAGATGTCAGCATCAATAGGGTT